TTAACCATGGCCGCTATCGAAGATAAAGGGCGAGTCGCCTTTAAATCCAGGCTAGTGATAGCCACCACCAACACTCCTGATCTCAACGTAAATGCTTACTATAGTAACGGTTTCGCTGCTCTGCGTCGTTTCAAGATCGTAGTTGACATTGTACCTAAGGCTAAATACGCTAAGACTAGTGGTGAAGCCGGTGTCCTCATGTTAGATGATACTAAGATTCCCACCCCTGTTCCTGGTGTGTACCCTGATCTTTGGGACATTCGCATATTAGAAGCAGTTGCTATCAATGCTGGTAAGAGCTCTCACTCCAGACCTGGGTCTGCAGATGATGAGCGTATTAACCAGCGAGGTAAAATGCAACCTCGCATGGGGCGCCCTGACAAAGCTTTTGAGACAGTGGGGAAACCTATAGTTTTCGATAAAATGGACGACTTCCTCGAGTGGTACCGCATAGAAGCGGATAACCATGAGACTAATCAAAAGGCCGTTCTACAAGTTGATAATTATATGAAAGAGATCCACTTGTGTCCGAGTTGTCATCGTGCCTCCACTGCTTGTACTTGTTTGGTGTTACAATCTCGTCGCATTTCAGAAATTTATGACTGGTGGCGAGGGCGAACATTTAATTCTATTTTATGGATTAGAGATAAATTTAAGTTCACATATAGGTGGTTAATCTCAGACGCCCTAGACGTAACAAAAGAAGAGTTTATGCGCAGAATGCGCTACCTCGGAGACGATCTGAGTAGCCATGCCTCCCCATGGTTGCGGCGATTATTCGCTGCAGCTATGGGAGCGGTTACTATTGGAGCTGTCATTGTGGTGTGCAAGAATATAGCTGAAGATTTTAAGAGTCCTGAACCCAAATTGGAGTTTCAAACTATGACCGCACAAGACGTGAAATCCCTTTCCACTGACCAGCCAGGTGTGTGGTATAAAGATGACTATCGCATTACCCACCTAGATATAGGAGCCAAGAGTAAATCCTGGAATTCCTTGACCATGGATCAGATTATTAAACGACTAGATTCCGCAGTCATTGCTGTTCAGATTGACAGATATGAGGATGCCGATGGCAACCCTTCTTACTTCCCTGCCCAAATGTTTGGTGTGAAGGGAGATATATGGATGACCACCAATCATAGTCTTCCTTCTAAGAATGATGTCAACTTTGATATCTTCCGCGAAGAGGATTGTATGGGGGTTAATTCCAATGTAAGGAATGTTAAGGTTCCCCAGTCTGACATCTATAGAATCCCGGATAAGGATCTGGCATTCGTTCGATTACCCATCCCACCCGTAAAAGATAATTCAGGTCTGTTTACAACTGAATCTTTGAAAGGTGTACATAGTGGCCTACTTATAGGTCGCTGTCCGCGAGGAGTAGACAAAGGCACGTGGGGTCACAATTCTAAGCTTGGTACACTAATTACCATGGCTGCAACTAATATCCAGAGAGGTACAGTAAATATCACTAATGAAAGTGGTACTTATGTTGCGCAGGATTGGAGAACCCACTACGCTGGAGTAACTACTCTAGGGGATTGTGGTGCGATTTTATTAGCCAAGACCAATTATGGTCCTGTGGTTTTAGGAGTCCACCACATGGGTATGTCAGGGATGAACGCTGGAGCTTGCACTCCTGTGTCTCTAGAAATGCTTGAAGAAGTGTATGCCCATTTTGGGACTATAGTCATAGACGGACCTGTTCCGTTATCGGCTCCTAGTGTCCCAGTTACCATGGGACCTTTGCACCCTAAGAGTATATTAAGGTATATGGAGAGTGGAGATTTGCATTGTTATGGGTCTATAAATGCCCCACGTAGGAACGGAAAGTCGGATGTCCAGGATAACTTACTGCGCCCCCACTTAGAATCTCTCGGTTGGTCTACTGAATACATGCCCCCCATCCTTAACGGGTGGGAAATCAAGCATAATGCAGTGGCCAACATGAAGAATTCCGAATGCGGCATTCCGACAGATTTATTGAAAGAAGCAGCGGAAATATTTGCTGGTGAGATTTTCAAAGGGTTGACCGACGAACAAGTCGCATCGTTAGGCACCGTCGATTGGGACGTGGCTATTAATGGTGTTAACGGTATACCTTTTATGGACCGAATCAATGCTAGTACTTCTGCGGGACACCCTTATAATACTTCTAAGAAGAAGTTTATAACCATAGTCCCCCAAGATGATAATACCGAGAAAATCGAGTTCACTCCTGAAATTCAGGATAGAGCTCAAGATTGTTGGGACCAACTTGGAGCTGGAATTCGCTACAAACCAATATGCACGATGGTGTTTAAGGACGAGCCTCGTAAGGCCAAAAAGATTGCCGAAAAGAAAACTCGAGGCATAATGGTCTTACCCGTAGAATATATTCTATGTATGAGACGCTTGTTTTTACCATTGGTTCGCTTGTTTTACACTAATCATACCCTCTTTGAAGCGTTGCCAGGTATGGCTGCCAATACAAAAGAGTGGGATGAACTAGCTAGAAAGCTGGAAGCTTTTTCAAAGCGTCTCCAAGACGGTGATTATACCGACTTTCAAGGGACTACAAAGGCTCCAGTTATTCTCAACGCATTCCAAGTCCTCTATTATATTATGGACTGGAGTTGTATGTATGAGGATGAAGATCTGGTTAGAGT